CGCGATTTCAACGACCTTGTCTTCTTCCATGCGGGTCGCACCGAAGGTCGCGCAGTAATAGACCTGCGTCGAGTAAGACTTGTCGTTGCGCTCGTCGATGCGAGCCATCACGTCCTTGCCGACGGCGAGCTTCACGCCATCCTGCGCAAAAGCGTAGCAGAGGCGATCGTTGCTGCCGTCTACGCTCAGGCGGTTGGATACGATAAACTCGAAGCCAACGAACGTATTAATGTCACCCTGTACCAGAGCCTTCCGTCACACCTCGGCTTTCGCCGCCAGCTTTCGCTGTTCGTGCGCTGGACTTTCTCTTCATCTCTGAGAGATGCCGCCCGTCAAGTCTCTACACCTTCCGCTTGCGCGGCTTGGCTCGGGATTAGCAGTTAAGCCTTCCCCGAATTTGAGCGGTTTTCATCTGATCGTCGCCGATCAGATAGGCAAAGTGTTTACCGTGTTGAAGTCGGCCGAGGTAACGGTGGTCGAGTTGAGCAGGTCTTCGATCTGCTCGGGCGATACAACGATGTAACGCTTGATCGACTTATCGACGTTGTTCGCGTCCAGCAGCTTCTTCGCCGTGACCAGCTTCGCGATGGTCAAGCCGGCGCTGCCGTGAGCGATTTTCTGGGCAGCAGGAAACGCGGTCGAGGTCGCGCCTTCTTTGCCCGTTTTCGCCGTGCCGCCGAGGGCGTCAATGATGACATCGTCCATCGCGCGACCGATAGCCGCCGCAGCTGCGCGAGCGTAGCTGGAGGTCGGATCAATCAGCATGCGGACTTTGTCGGCATCGTCGATGAGGTCGGCCCACTCATAGGTGGTGAGGCTGACCTGACGCCGAGAATGCGGGGTCTCAACCAGCGGGGTATCCCCGTGGCGGGACGTGCGCGCAACCGCGGCCGCCTCTCCGATTTGGTCGAAGTAGGCCTTTTCGCCGGTGACACTTTCGGTGTCCACGGCACCTCGCAGCAGAGAACCCATCTGCTGCGAGAGCATTGCGACGTTCGACGAAAATTGATTGACGAACGCCGTAGTGACCTGAGTAGACATACCAGGTGCTCCTACAGTTAGTTGATGAAGATGGTTTCTGCGTGGGTTGTCAGGCTTGCACCTGGCTCACTGTCGGTTAGGCCGACTACTCCGCCTTGCTCACAGGCTTGCGCCGAGGGGCTTTGAGCTTGTCCTCGGGTTTCGTCACGAACTCAAAATATGTTTCTGCGAGCGCTGCCGGATCCTTGATCGCGTGCACGCTGCCGTTGTCTACCGCCAGGCGCAAACACTCGAGGCGGATTTCAATTCTATTCACCGATCTGCTCCCGGAGCCTCAGCACCTCGTTGACCATGCGGTCATGGTCGGGGTGATGCTTTTCCCAGTAGGGGCTGTTATTGGCCGTGAGATCGCTAATCCGCGCCTGGATGTCCTGGTCGCTGAGACCGGGCCGGCTATCACGGCCAGCCAGGCCATCCTCGCTGACCTGCTCTGCGATGTAGTCGCTGAGACGCACCATGAAGCGGACGATCTCAGGATTGTCGCCGAGCAGGCTGCCATCGGCCAACTGAATCTCAGTCAAGTCTGGTGCTTCAAATTGCGTCAGCAGTTCATTGGCGCGCGCCATTTTGTCGTCGTAACCGCGGCCATATTCTTGCCGCAATTCCGTTTCGATTTCAGCGCGGCGCGCTTCCAAACCGGCTTCGTCAAGCGTCTGCGCCTGGCCGGCGTACTCCTCATAGGCCGCGGCCAGCTTCTGCGCCTGTTGCGAGGTCAGGCCGGTCACGTGCGCGGTCTGTTTGAACCAGTCCGCGAAGTCGCCCTCGGTCTCGCCGAGCTCGTAGTCCTCCGGCTTTTGAGGCCTGCCGAGCTTGGTGTAGACCTGCTCCCAATCCTCGTCGGTGGCCCAGCTGCCGGGAATTGCGATCTTCTCCGCGCCGACCATTTTCTGGGCATTGATGTAACTCTTGGCCATCGCCTCGACGCTGCCAATGTGCTGCAGCGATGGGTTCGTGGCCAGTTCCGGCGATAAGCTCGATCGCCAATCCGTTCCGTCAGACGGGGTTGTCGCCTCAGCGGCCGCCGCTACCTGCTCTTCGGACATCGATGATTACTCCTCTATTGGCTTCTGATCCTTGATCATGTTGTGCATGAAAAGCAGCACGTCGCGCTGCCCTTCGCGAAACGCCGTCTCGTCTGAGTTTGGCGTGTAGCTCGATTTCCAGAGCCCGAAACGGGCGTCAAGATCCTCGAGAACCTTCTTGCCGTCGTCGCTGTTGAGCGCCGATCGGTATGTCGCCTTGAGCTCCTTTGGTGTCACGCGGCGCCCAATTCGGATAGGTCAACGCCAGTCTCATCAATGGCGCGGAGCGCCGGCGCGGCATCACCGGCGGCGGTCGCCAGTTGCGATGCCGCGTTGAGCTCAGCTTGCGCTTGCATGGCCTGGGCGCGTTCGTCGCGAAGCGCCGCGACCTCACCCTCGCCGCGAACGACAACGGCCGGCGTGCCGGTGACTTTGATGATGTGCTTGGCGAGACCGTCCATGTCGAGGTAGTCGGCGATGCCCTGGTCAAGCTGCATCAGCGGCATCAGAAACTCAATCATCTGCATGATGCCCTGCACGTCGCCGGAGCGCTGCGCCTTCGCCAGCGGGCTGACGTACTCAATGTCGATGTTGCCGTTGCGCAGGCTTTCGGGCGCGGGCCTGAACGCCTTTTGGCGAACGAGGATAGCAAAGCATCGGTTGATCAGCGGCTGCAGGAGCTCAGCTTGCAAACGACCCAGGACGGGGCCGAGCAGGCGCATTTTTTCTTCGGTTCTTTGGATGACCTCGGTCGCCGTCATTTGCGGACCCGTGCCGAGGATCAGCTGATCGACGTAGAACGCCGCGCGAATCGCCTGGCGGCGCTGCTCGAGTTGTTGTTCGCCGAGCGGGTTGTTGGCGCCAATGTTGAGGGGCTCAATGCGGTCGCGGGTGCCGGAGCGATAGAAGTTGAGGCCGCCGGGCGTCGTCCTGACCGGCAGCATGAAGCCGTCGTCAGGCACCATCAGCGGCGGATGGATCTGCAGCTGGGCCGCGCGGATGACGACCTCAGACATCTTGTTGACCATCTTGGTGTCGGGCAGCGCAGTCATGCTCGGGCTGCGGCCGTATCCGATCTCAAAGCTGGATTTGAGAAAGCGCGGACAACAATACGGAAATTCGTCGTAGCCGCTTTCGCCCAGGATCTGTTTTTCGTCCGGGTCTATATAGATTGATGCGACCGGCTTGTTCTTTGTGTTCTTTTTTTGCGGGTCGTAGTCCTCTCTCGGGGTGACGACGTGCAGCAGTTCAATCTCAGCATAGGGGTCTTTTTCATTCAGCTTGGCTATCCGTAGGGTTACACCTTGCTCGCCAAACTGCCGCACCGCTGCGCGCGCCGTCGTCTTGTATTTGCGATAGACGGTATCGACGCGCCCTTGTTCGTTTTCGCTCACGTAGCATTCCGCAATGTGCCGGGTGCTGAAGCGGAAGCCGTTGTCATCGTCATTCTCAATGAAAATGACCGCGGTGCCAAACGTCACCAGGTCGCTGTAGAGCTCGTGGATCTGTTCCTGGAAATTGGAGCGCGCCAAGTGCGCGTACATGACATCGGTCGCGCCCTCCAGCCACTCCTTGGCCTCGTCGTCATCATTCAAGTCGTCGTTCTCGTAACGTAATGAGAACCAAGGCGTGGCCGCATTCGTCAGCATGCCGTGCAAGCTCGCGGACATGAGCTCAGCCGCGTGGATCGCGGTGCCATCGAAGATGAGCTCGGTGCGCTTGTCGCCGGCCGTGCGCTTCTTCGTGATGTCGGCCTTACGCGGCACGATGTAGTCAGCGACCTCCTGCCAATGGCTCTCCCAGTGCTGGCGCTGCGTCTGCAGCGTCTGGTAGCGCTTGAGCAAGGCGGTCGCTTGCGGATCGTCAGCCATTTATTGACCCAAAAGCGTTTTCTTCGTGGTCGGCGCCGCGGTCGTCAGACCCATGCCGCCGGTGACGTTCGCCTGGCGCAGGCCGCGCTTTTTGGCTGCGGCCTTTTTGACCCTCTCGGGCTCCTTAGTATCAATCGGCTTGATCGGCGGATCGGGCGGGATCGGCGGCGGGGGCGGCGGGGGCGGCGGGCTAGGGGCGCTAAAAAAACCCATCAGGCGGCTCCATATTCATAAGGGTTGTACGCCATGTCCGCTTGGATTTGCGGCGGGCGCTGGTTGTCGGTTGCGTTGTTGATGCAGATGGCGGCGGTGCGCCAGGCGTCGGCGGCGTGGCTCGACCAGTCATGCACTGGCTGGTCACGGAACTGTCGGGTGCGTTCGTTGTAGGCGCGATGGTAATGCCGGAGCGCTTCGAGGCCGTCGCGGCAGTTGTCTCGATCGAAGTGGCAACGCGGTATCAGCAAGCGGGCGGCGTGGATGCCGTCTTCGACCGGCAGGCGCGGCGCTACCCGAAAATTGAGGCCCAGGTTCCACGCAGTTTCTCGACGGCTCTTGCCCGTGCCAAGTTCGCGGACCTCAAGATCGTGCGGGCCGTAGTGGTTGCCGTATGTGTAGCCCTTTTGATGTAGTAGCTGCACGTAATGCGGAAGACCCTCACCTTGAGCTTGATAGAAATCAATGACGTGGATGCCACCGCGGCCGACTTGCTGCACAAACCAGATAGCAGTGTAGTCATGCATGCCAAGATCCCAGTACGTATCGACCTTATGATCCGTTTGATGCGGGACAGAGGTGATACGCTCTTGATCATCAGCTTCCTGGAGTTCCTTGCCGTAGACGCTGCCGGGTACGTTGGCGACCCAGCTGCACTCGAATTCCTGGTTGTACTGGTCTTCGGTCATCGTTGCGCGCGCGGCCTCAAGCTCATCGTCATCGACGATCCTGGTCTCGCTCGCCTTGTACATCTTGCGCGCCCAGCCTGTGGTGCTGGCGGCGGCTTCCCATAAATCGTGAAAATAGTTGTGGCCTTGCGGCGTGCCGATGAACGCGGCGCCGCCTTTTCGGTCACTGAGCGCTGGCCGGATGACTTCCGGGAAAATATTCGCCGGCATGTCGGCGACCTCGTCCATGACGGCGAAGTCGAGGTAAATGCCTCTTAGGCTCGAGGGGTTTTCGGAGCCCAGCAAGCTGATGCGGGCGCCGTTGGGCAAATCGCAGCGGAGCTCGGTTTCGTGATACTTGGTGCCAGGGATTTTCGCGCTGAACTGCTTCAGGTAGTCCCAGGCGACGTTCTTGGCCTGGCGATAGGTGGGCGCGATGTAGGCCAGGCGCGGGTTTGGTTTCTGCTCCTCAATCGCGCGTTTGAGGAGATGGTTGACCGCGCAGACCGTCTTGCCAAATCGGCGGTGCATCACGAGCACGTTGAAACGGTTGTCGTCGAGCATCTTGTGGAGCTCAAGCTGCAGCGGCCTGGGCGTGTAGTCGATCTCGATGGTTTTCAATGTGTCGTCTGATTTTTAGCTGGCTGCAGATCTTGGACAAATGGGCGCATCATTTCATAGAGAAACAGCTGGAGCTCCATTTCGTTTTGGAAGCCCTCAAGAATAATGCACAGCTGCCAGCCGCCTTCGCCGTCGGCAGTGCTGTACGCGCTATAGATCACTTTTTGCCCAGGACCGACTTTTTCTTTTTCGGCCAACCTGCCTTCATTTGTTTGTATGTCTTCTCGTCGATCGTGCTCTTGCTCTTCGGCCGGCTGGTGCCGGCTGCGCGGCGCTTGTTGATGTTCTTGTAAAGGCTCATTTCTATTTGTTTCGCTTGCTGATCGCCGCGGCCTTCTTCTTGGCGTCGGCTTTGCTGTTGGCGCCCCACGCGCGGAGGGAGAGGAGGAGCCGGGTGGGGCGCCCCTTCTCGTCGCGTTCGGGGCCAGGCATGCCGGCCATGCGCGCCAAGAAGGATGCACGGCGGGGGTTGTCCCCGGATTTGACGGGCGGCTTCAGTGTGCCGCCCTTATAGCTTGCGCGACCTTTTGCGTTTAGGCCGCCCTTCGGGTTCTTGCCTTCTTTTCGGGTCCAGGCCTCGGTCATTTTTTGGCCCGGTTCGCGCTGCGCGACATGACGCTCAGGTTGCCGGCGCGGTTGTTGCGCGGGTTGCCGTCGCGGTGGTCCACGTCCTTGCCGTCGCCCTTGCGGACGCGGCCGGCGGCGATCATCGATCGGCGGGCAGCGTTGCGGCTGGCGCGGTTCTTCTTCTGCGCTGGCCGGCTGTGATAGTCGGCGTATTCCTTCGCGTAGTTGCGGGTCATTGGGCCTCAGAGCGACAGAGCCTCAGTCGTGGACGTATTATCGTCTAGTCAGCGGCGCCCCGATCTGGCGGGGGGTGGGGGGTGCCGCCAGGAAAATCGGCCCCTCGAGGCCGGCGCCGCGGCGATCGATGCAAGCCCCGGTGCAAGTCGGGGGTCTAAGTCGTTGATATCATTGGCGTGACCTTCGCTTTCAAAATGCGAAGGTCGCTTGGGGGGGTGGCATCGCATCGCGCGTAGTGCTACACCGTGGCGGCGGCAGTCTTACCTATTGTTTCGGCCCGTTCACCAGCTTGAGCACAGTCGCTTCCGGCTTGTTGGGCTGAGCCTCAGCTTCGACCTGCGATCCCCACTGGATCACCACGCCGCCGGTCTCGTCCACGTCTTCCTTCTTATGCCTCAGCCCGCGCGGCTGCATCTTGGCGAAGGTCCACTTCTTGGTGTCCACCTCAAGCTTCCGCCGCTGCACCTCGGCATTGGCCAGTCGGGGATCGAGGCCCTCGGGCAGCGGAGACGCGGCGAGGTCATGCATCTCGTCGCTGAGCACCTCAGCACCGATCGCTCGAGCCCGGCTGTACATCTCATAGAGCTCATCATCGCGCTGCACCGACTGCAGCACTGTGGACCACGCGGGCATGTTTGGATTGTTGTCACAGATCGAGCGCAGCGACTTGCCCTTCGCGAGCTCGTCACAGACCGCCTGCATCCGCTTTTTGTTCAACCGACCGGCCATTGTGTCCTCAAAAGCAAAAGGCCCGGCACGTCGCCAGGCCCTTGCGGCAAGTGCCGCAACATATCGAAAAACTACTACATTTAGCCCACAACGTCAACCCCACCTACAACATCTTGTACCACAGCCCCAGAATAGCCCGCTCAAAGCGCCTACGAGCCGTCTCAGGGTGGCATCTCAGCTGCCGGGCTATCCGACGCCACGCCGGCCCTCGAGCGCGCCCTACGGCGCTGTGAGCGGCTGCCCAGACGAGCCTGGCCTCATCGGGCTCGAACAGCTTGGTCAGGCCGATGGCATGCTCCCACAGCGTGACCTCAGCAGCCGACGCCGGGCCAGGCCGCACCTCGACATCATTGTACCCATACGCCAGCCCCGGATCCGGCGGCACCTCGGGCCAATAGCCCCTGGCCCTCAAGTCGTATGCTCTGGGCAGCTTCCTCTCGATCTCAGCCGCACGAAAAAACAACGCAGAAAGTTCACCCACATCACTAATAACCATGCTCAAAAAACCTCATTCTCAATCAAATAAAGTTCGCGCCAACGGAACATATATTGGGAACCGGAACAGCACCTGTGCACGGTTCGCGCCCGCTTCGGCGCGACCGTTGCACGGTGCCCGGTTCCCTAGTTCCGTTTCCTGAGAACCGGGCACGTTTTGCCCGGTTTTTGCACGGTTCTCGACAACAGAACCGGGCGCTCTAATTACTCCCCATTTTTTTGATAAACTCATGGAGTAATTGCTCCTGGCAATTTACTTAAATCGACGAATAATCCGACCTCAAGCATCCGCCTTTTGGGGCTCATATACTCCTCCGAATACAGCACGCCGGTGCCTAGCCACGTCTTCAAAATGACCTTGGCGTTATTCTCGGAGATGCCCTCGGCCACGAGCGGATCGCCGGCCCAGCGCTTTGAGCCCTTTCGATAATTGGTGGTGTAGCGCTGCCCATCGGGTAGGCCCTCGTCTATCATCATCAGCACGCGCCGGGCGGCTTCGACGGAGAGGCCATCGAAGGCGTCTGGCGGCGTCCAGGGTGCCAGTACGCCCACCCAATCGCCTTGAGAGAGCTCTACAGAGTGTCGCTCGTACCAGACGGCGTCGGCCGCGGGCGCGGACATGTTGCCCTTGGCGTCGTCGACGCGGACGTGCCACAGGCGCCGCTGGGGTTCGAGGCCGAACATCTCGCACTCCTTGTCCGACATTGGGGTAATGGTGCGCGCGGCACGGACGGCGCCGGCCAGCGCACCGGCGCCACGCGCCGTATTGATGTCGCCGGCGACGGCGACGAACCCGGCGGGCGGCTTGCGGGTGTGATGCACCAGGTCAATGGCGGCACCGCATCGCTTGGAGATGTCCCCGAACACATCGAGGACCGCGTCGATCTTTTTGTTGTCGTTTTCTTCAGCCCAATGAGATTTCACGAACGGATCCACCTGCAGCACGCCGATCTCGAAACGCTGCATCTGATCGATCACCTGCTGGCTGGCTGGCGTGGCAACGACGACGCCATCGACGGGCTCGGCCACAACCAGCTTGCAGTCGCGGCCGCTGTCCAGAAACAGCCAGCCCTCAAGCTCACGAGGATCAATCCGAAAGTGTTCGCAGATCGCCCACACGCGGCGCAGGAGCTCGTCGCGCGGGTCTTCCAAATTGTAGTGCCAGACCCTCGTGCGCTCGCGCACACGCACGCCCAGCAGGTCGCGTCCGGTCGCCAGCGCCACGGCCTCGGTAAGCTCCAGCGTGGTCTTGCCCACACCGCCGGGCGACACGGTCGCGGACACATAGCCTCGGATCAAATGCTTGCCGTAGAGCCATTGACGCGGCTCCACGGCCATCATCTGCCCAGCCACGAACCCGGACGCCACAACGCGATCGACGGCACTAAACGAGCGCAGGACGCCCATCAGCGTGTCTGGGTCATTGACCTCAAGCCAGTCGCTGACATCCGCCTTGCGTGCCATGCCGGCGCATATGTCACAAAGCGCCACCGACGCCGCGACACGCGACACCGCGGCCATCGTGTTCGCCGCCGTCTTGCGACCAGCGTCATCGTTGTCAGGCACCACGAAAACGCGCTTGCCGGCGAAATAATCCGTAAGTTCCTCTGGCCACCCGCCTGAGCCGCCGGCCTTGGTTGTGGCGCAGATACCCAGCGCCGCGAGCGCGTCGGCATCCTTCTCGCCCTCGACTATCACAACCTCGGACGCCGCCATCACGTCAGCCAGCCGATACGGCACCGGCTGAACGCCCTCGAGGTTCCAATGCCAGCCGCCGCGACCATCGGGCCGCCGCTGCCGAAATGACTTCGGCGCCATGCGACATACTTGGAACGCTAGCTTGCCGGCCGCGTCGAAGTAGTCGTACTTCGCGACGATCAGCCGGGGCGCATTCTGCGCGGGCTCGACGACGACAATCTCATCATCTAGGTGGCCGCCCTCGTCGGCCTCGAAGTCGAACCAAGCGCCGTTTTCTAAATTGACTGAGAGCGCGCCGTGTCGGCCGAACCGCAACTCGCGCGCACTCGACATCCTCTGGTTCAGCTTGCGCTCGCCAAACCTCGCCAGCGCCGCCGCTCTAAAACTAGACAAAACATCCCTCCCTCAGAACGGTATGTCGTCGTTCAACTCAACATCACTGGGATCGTTGTGTCGCTCCTCGACGACTGTGACCAAAATGCATTTGGCGAACTGAATAAGCTCCTGCTTACTCAACGTCGCCAGATCACTTTTTTTGAGCTCGTCCAGATACTCACCGCCGGCCTTGATGCCAGCCCAAATGATCTCTTCTTCCCGCTCGCTCCAATCCATCATCACGCTCCTCATGCCTATGTATTCCTGATGGCCGCGCGAGCAGAACCAGCGCGGCGTGCCTTTTTTGCGCACGAGCGCCGGATCCCACCCAAAGCCGCGCTCCGCGCGGAAGCAGACCCAGCACAACGCGCGCGCGCTCATTCCTCTTCAACCTCACCCCAGCCGCCACATTCTGGGCACTCAATCTCGATCTCGCGTATCTCGGTCCACGGCCCGTTTCGATCGACGCCACCAACCTGGACTTCTGACATCACGCGGCCATCGCCGTCACACACTGGGCAGCGCATCACTCACCTCCAACCGACACAGCGCTTGATCGCGCCGCACGGCGACGCACTGCACGTCGCCAGCCCAGCGCGTGATCACCTGGATATCGAAGCCATCGGCCACGAACGCTTCGACCAAGTCGTCGTCATCTTCGAAAAAATACAAATGAATAAGCTCGTTCACCGCATCGCCTCGCGCCAATCGTGGTCGCCGCAACCGGCCGCCTGTTTCTCTGCGTCCAGGATCTCGTCGTGCAAACCGCAATGCCACTGGGGTCCGTCCACCGGCCGCGCGTGGCGACAGGTGCGACAGTTCACTGCGACCGCCGCGCCTTCGTGGCAAATCCCGCGCACGTCGCACCACCTGCAATCGAGTGCGTTGGGCGTTTCGGAGATACGCTCCGGCATCTCATCCACATGCTCGACCATCGAGCGCAGCCGCTCGGCAAAATACTCAGCCTCGTCACGCTCCAGATCTGTGCGGCACGCATCCCAGTCGCGACACCCGGCCGACGCGACGACGGTCCAGTGCCGACGATAGCCGCCGTAGAGCATGTACAGCTGAGCCTGCACCCAGTACACAAAGTTCCATTGGCGCAGCGTCGCCTTCTGCCCATCGCGCGCTTTGATTTTTCGGAACTCAGCGAGCCGCTTGTCGGCCACGACCTTGCATTCCCACACGTGCGGCGTTTTGGAGGCAGATGGATGATGATAGATCACGCCATCCATGTGACCGCGCACATGACCGCCGGCGTCAACGACCTCGAACTGTCGCCCGGTTTCGGGGTCGCGGGTCATTAGTGTGAGGTCGTCGGCCAACTGAATGCGGGCGGCGATGACATCTTCGCCGCGGTTCCCGTCATCAATCGCGGCTAGGCTCTTATACTTGAGCCCTTCATTTGACGCCCACAACCAAGTCAGCCACTGCTGCCGCGGGCAGCGGCCAGCTGTTGACATACCGAGATGGAGCCGGCGAGGGCGCGCCGCCTCGCGGCGCTCGACGGCAGCCTCGGCCAACGCCAGCGCAGGATCGTTTTCATTGAGTGTAATTTCAGTCATTGCAAAAAAAGAGGCGCCGGCTGGAAAGGAAGAAACAGCCGGCGCCTCACCCTCACGCACGCCAGGCGGGAGCAGAGCTCGCTGAAGGCGGCGGAGCGGCCGGCGAGGGGGAGGGCGCGCCGGCCAAATAATCGAGGATGTCGTTGCGCTCGGGATCCTTTTTTTGCAGGCCCACACGCACGCGCACCCGTTTCGCAAGCAACTCGTCAGTGTCATGGATTTTCGGCACACCGATGGCGAGCCCGATTTGGGTCAGCTTCCGCGTCGCGACCTCGACGGCCGACGACGACGGGTGCCATAAATTCAAATTGTCCCAGACGCTGCCCTTGCCCTCGATCTGCACCTGGACAGACAAATATTGATGACCGGCCGCGCTGGTCTTCACGTCGGCTGCGACGATCTCGCCGGCGTATTCGCCCGGCGCGATTGGACCGTATGTGCGGTCGGTGACTGCGTCTGCGTTTACCTCAAAATTCAACTCAACCATTTTTTGCTCCTGTGATTTCACTGATCAGCGCCGTCCACTCGAGCGGCAGTTCCTCGGCAATTTGATAACGGGTCTTGGCCACAAAATTCGGGCGCGAGGCGCAGCGCAGGACGCGCTCGCCAGAGCCGACCGCCTTGACCTTCTTCTGGCCAAACGAGGTCGTCGTCTCTTTGGTCGTCATGCGAACATTCGCGAAGCCGACAAGATCGCAAAACTCGGTAAACAGATCGGCCGCCCGTCGGTGCAGTTTGATCTCAAACCGATCGAACGCCTCGGTCGTCGGATCTTCGAACCGCTTCACCTGGCTGTGCGCCAGCAGCACAATCGCCATCTGACGCTCACGTCGCAGCTGCGTCAGTTTTCCAATCAAGCCGCGATGGTGATCCAGCGCGGCGACATAGCCTTTGCCGTATCCTAAATCCTCAATGGTTTGTAGCTTGTGTTGATCGCAGACTTTTTGCCACGCGAGCGCTTCAAACCAGTCCAGGGAATCCACGCACACCACAGTGTAGTCATGTTTTTCTGTGAGCAGCTGATCCAGCGCCGCATGTACGTCGTCAGTGCTCTGCGCCAACGGAAACCGATCGACGCCTACAACGTCGGCGCCTTCTTCGGTCGGCACGAAGATCGCGCCTTTGCCAGCGCCGGCGGCGAACGTCGTCTTGCCGACGCCGGGGGGGCCGTAGATTAAAATTCGCGGCGGCGCGAACACCGGCCCGCTCACTACATTATTAAGAGACATCGTTTTTCTCCTCTCGCTCTCTCAACAATTCCAAGAACAGTCGCTCACGCAGCAGATAGAGCCGCGGCGAGCGATCGGCGCGCACGCACACAACGTCCGCGTCGTCCTGCCCAAAGGCGTCGTAAAGCAGTTTGAAGCCGCCCTTCCGGCGCTTGCACTCAACGCGCAAGCCGGCCAGCACCACGTCGCCGGCGAAGTCCTCGCCGAGCTGCGCCTTGTGGGCGCCCGAACCGAAAACGCGCTTGGCTTCCAGCCCGGCCGCCTCGGCCGCGAGAACGACCTCGCGTTCCAGCTCGTATCCGCGGGCCTTGTTACGCGCGCTCACTGCGCCATCTCCCAAGCGCGCTGAAGATCGTCAGCGCCGACTTCGCCTTTCGTGATTGCTTTGATTTTCTTCGCGTGCCGCGGGCTCGGGCGGACCCGACCCCCAATCCAGAACGTCACAGCCGGCCGCGATACCCCCATGCGCGCGGCAAATGCCTCATGCGAAATTTGGTGTTTCTGCAGATAATCGCGTAACAACATGTAGCGTGAGTAAGCGAATTTTACGTCACGAACAAATACGAAATTTGCATAAAAGGTTAAAAACGATTACAATTCGTGCAATGGAGGATACAAAAAATGGCACGCAGGAATAGAATTCGTCTGCTGGCTGCTGAAGCCGGGATGACAATGGCTGAGCTAGCAGTTGCGATTAACATGCAGCCGCACACGCTCAGGCGTTACAGCCGGCACGAAGCTGAACCCAAGCTCGAGATTGCGCAGGCGATTGCTGATTTTTTCCGGGTCTCAGTTGATGACGTGCTTGGCACCAGCTTGGGATCGCCGGCCGTGGTGTCGGGCGATGGCGCACGTAAGATCCCGCTCTACGGTGCGGCAGAGGCGGGGCTGGGGTTTGA